TTCTCAACCGCATAGTGCTCCTCTTCTATCGGCTTGGCCGCAAAGTATTGGGGACGTTTCATAAAGTTTTATTCCTCTGCTTTCGTACTCTTGGAAAAACTTGTTAGATTTTTCCATGCCCCCTCGTTAGTATAAATAGAACCTAAGTAACCCAAACTTTTTTCCATCTCTGGTTGGAGAGAATGTTGTGCATGCATTGTATCATGCACAGTTCCTTTGACTTCTATTTTATATTTATGACGCAACCACGATATATCATACGTTTGATTCTGTGCTACTTTCGTAACATTAGGGTTGCTTAGTGTTCGTTTAATTCTATCCCATACTAGTAATTCATTAGAATAATCCCAATAGTCTTTACTATCTTCTGTTTTAAATGGAACTACCATTGCTCTTTTTTTATTAGGCGCAAATCCTATACAAGTTATTTCACCAAATGCAGTTTCAATATCAAATGATAAAGGATTGTCTGCGTTGTTAAGTAGTTCACATTCAGTTAAGAATTCATCTACTTCTTGTAGTGTTGGTTCAATTAATATTTCTCTTTCGGTATGTTCTATTTCAATATTATCTTTAGCACTAACTGCCTTCTTTAAATCTGCCGCTACGGTTGGTCTAAACGAATAGTTTTTTATTATAGATAAAGGACTGTAAGTAGGCATAATTTTATAAGGTCTTGTTGCCCACTCTGAATCTGCTTCAAGGAATGAACCTCTGTATGACCCGACTTTATCTAAACCATATAAAGACCATAGAGATATATTACCCATGGCTATAATAATTGTTGGATTATATTTATTTATTTCATCTTTTAATCTTTTTATATCTTGTTCATATTCTTCTTTTAAATATCCATATTGGGTGGGCACAAACTGTGACCTCCACTCTGTTTCTTTTTTTAATTTTTTGTATTCACTTCTTTTGTGAAAGAAATTCTGTGGGTTTTCTTGTGCAGGTTTTAATTGAATGGCATGAGTGAGCATAACAGTCTGTGCATTTATACCTGCGAATTTGCACATAGGATTCAGTACTTGCTGTATGCCTCCTGTATTTATTTTGTTAAGTCTAGATTCGGTAGTCGTAGGATATTCTAAAACTATGCAAACAGAATCCCCAGAATCTGGAACCTGAGACTCAACCCGCTTATGTACTGCGTACTCACTCATGTATTACAAATTACCTATTAATTATTTTCTTAATAGACGCTTGTAATATATCTTTATTCTTACCAACCATCTCGTGCTTAACTACACCAGAAAAAGATTGGCCGATTGCTTGTTCAAGCAACTCACCAAAAGACGACTCTTGATCCATGCCTAGAGATCCTGTTAAGAAACTCTTTAAAGACATCGCTGGATTTTTTTGTTTCATAGCATTAGGTGTTGCCCAATACTCTAGTCTTGTTGGTTCTGCGTTAGCTATATCAGCTTGATCCAAGTCTGATTGAATCACTGCTGTAGCTTTCACATTTATCTTCACTAACGGAGTTTGGTTCTCACCAACTCTGTCGGAACGATAGCTAGTAATTACAAAATCGTAACTACCCTCTGGTAAAGTAACCGTTTGTGGTACTTCATTTGGTGACATACTTAAAAAGTCACTCACGTCTGATCCTGTCATGGTATATACCCTCCTATTTTGACATTGATTTTGACAACTTCTTCTTTGCGTTACCTTGAATTGCATCAAACAATTTTGCAAGATCAAGTTCTGTATTAGGTTCTAATATATCTAATGCAGGAACTTTAAGATCCATTCTATGATCTGATACAGTTCTCAGTGATCGCTCTGTGCCTTTGCTAGAACTCTTAGTGTCCACTCTACAAACACAGTTAAAGTATCGACCCAATTTTGTAGATAGCTTTGAGCCAACACTAGTTGGATATGATTTACTCACACCCAAATCTCCTTCCATGTATTGCATGTGTGTTGTCACCACAACATTACACGGAACTTCCGAACCAGTTATATATTGAATGAGGTGTTGCACATCTCGTGCCGCCGTTCCCCATTCTGGTTGAGAAGGTTGGTCTGTTGGTTTCTTGTTATTAAAAACTAATGCACTACGTAATGCAGACTCTCCCATAAGGGTGAGACTGTCTATCACAAGCACATCATCTTTAGTCCAAGTCTTAACAGAACCAAAATCTTCAGTACCGTCTTTCCAATTAGCAATTAAATTTGCCCCCTTTCTAAAAGCTTGGGCTTGTCCAATTGGATCTTTAAGTGTCACATAAGACACACGACTTACTGCTTCTGGTGTTAATAAGTCTGGTAATATAGATAGACCATCGTCATAATCTAATATGCGAAGGTTCTTTCCTGCGTTAGCTAATGAAGCTAGTGCCGCAGTTTTACCAGATCCGCTGTCGCCTACCAGTAATAGTTTAGTTACATCTGTTGATGCATGTTGTTTAATGTTTGCCATTTATAGTATCCTCCTACTTAAATATCTTTGCATGGTGTAAGGATCGCTTATCTCATAAGGATCATAATCTGTTGGAACATTATCTGCTTTACCTTCTTCTTCAAACATCTTTTCAACTTGTCCGTCTTGAAGTACGGCAGAATATCTCCATGATCTTTTACCAAATCCTTTGTTACTTTTATCTACTAACATATTTAACTTGTCAGTTAATTCACCATTGCCATCTGGTAATGTTTTAATTTTTTCAATCTTTAAATTATTTGCCCATGCATCCATAACAAACTTATCGTTAACAGAAATACAATAGATATCATCTACGTATTGTAACAATTCATCTGCCATTACTTCGTACTCTGGTAAATGTTTAGATGAACAAGTTGGAGTAAAAGCACCAGGCAATCCAAAGATTACCACTCGTTTATCTTTAAATAATAAATCAAAATTTCCCATAATTTTTCTCCTGTATTTGTATTATATCAAAATTTTTTAAATCCGTCAACACATTTATTTTCCACGTATAGATTTAATTGCTTCCATTTGACTAACCATACTCCCATATACAGGAGAAGATAATCTTCCCCCCAAATATACAAGGTATCTATGTCGAATGTTTCTGTCTTTATTTAGTTTACAGAATTCTTTGTATTCCATTTGATGAGCCTCAAGTTCTTGTTTAAATCTAAAATTATCATCTGCTAAATATTTTTCCCACCATCCTTCAATGTCATCGCCTTGTTGTTTTTTGTGTACCTCTTCATGAGCGACAAGTTCTGGGCCAAGTTCTCCACCACCAGGATTATAAATAATATCTCCCCATGCAAATATTTCTCTGCCCGATAAGGTAAACTTTTCTTTTATCTTATCATAGATGGGTGGAAACTCTTTAACTATTTTCATTTTATTCTTTTAAAAAGTAATCTCCACATCCAAGATCTGAATATAGAAACACAAGTAAATACCATAGCAATTCCTGCACTATCAGTTAAGGTAGGATACAAACCAAACAAAGGAAGCACAAGTAATTGTAAAAAAGTAGCCAATAAAAATCCACTACCAACATCTATAAAACTTTCTATTAAACTTCTCATGTGTCCTCATCTATTTTTTTATGGATTGATGCGAATACTTTCCGCCCCTCTTCTTTAGTATATTCTTTCATCTTATAAATTCTATGTTCTCTATTTGTCCAACGCAACCACTTATCAAAGTTCTGTTCGTAACTAACATCATCATTATAAATAAATTTTTCGTCTTGTCCTATATGAAATGTCATTGGTTTTTTTCTTTTTAAAAATTTACAAGAAAAATTATACCACTCCCAACGTAATAAAAAATTATTCATATCAACAATCCTACTATAAATATAGCTATAAAACAAAACAAGTAAATTGCTATGTTAACTATTATACTTTCTATTTTTCTATTCATTCTCCAACTCCACTTCTACTTCCATATCTTTTGGAAATTCAATTACATTATCTTCTTTAATTTTAAGATCTTTATGTATGTCTGTTTCAAATTCTGAATCAATAATCATTGGCCTACGTGAAGGTGCTTCAGTACACACATCTCTATATTTACAACCACCATAATTCCCACAAGCAGTAAAATCTGCAGGATAGTATTGTGTTTTAGCATACTCATTTGCTAAATGCATTTTATGTAAAGCATCTAGATACCATTCATCAAGCACTTCATCATTAACTTTGAAGACTGCTCTATCAAATCTAGAAAAATTTACACCAGTTTGCACTGCATCTACAATGAATCCTGCAATAGGTAATTTTAATACTCTACGTGCCGCCCATATATATGCATACACTTGATTGTTTGGCATGAAGTTTGCAAAATAATAAGAAGTTAATCCTGCTTTAGTTGTCTTGGTATCTACAACATATAACTCATCTTCTAATTCAACAACCTTATCTATGCGTCCAGAAAATCTTTCTTCAGAATCTAAACCAAACGGCACTTCAAATCTTTGTTCTAATGCAGGCTCACCATTGGGCATTGTTGCTACTTTTATTACATCATCCCAATATTCTTCTGCTCTCCATACAATTGCACGGAGAGTTGCTTCCAAACCTCTAGCTTTATCTTCTGATTTTAAAAGCTCTTCCCCAAATTCTAACAAAACTATTTTAATAGCTTCTTGTATAGACTCGTCTTTTGTTTTACCATAAAATTTTCCACGATCCAATACTTCAAATCCAACATGAACCGCTGAACCAAAACCTGTAGCTGAAGAATAAATTTTAGATTTATAACCTAAAATATTTTGGTAGTTATAATAACGGGGGCACGATGAGAATGCAGATAAGCTTGAAGTATCCCATACCATTTGCTTTGCTTTCCCATTACCTAACCACACATACTTAGGAAAGTGTGGTGTTTCTATATACCCTATTCCGTCATCCATATTATTTATTTTCCTCTACAGAATCTTTATTTTGTTTAATAGTTTTATTCACTAGTAGTTCTTCTTCTTCCTTTTCCACATGCCATGCATTCATATTCAAAGCAACTGTTCTTCTCTCACCTTCTCCTCTAAAAGGAAAGACTGTGTGTTGTAACCACACTGGAAAGAAATACACTCTTCCTACTTTAGGTTGTAAGGTAAGCGAGTGAGGTGGTCGCAGTCGTGAAGCATCCATTGATGATGTGTTGCCGTAGTTAAACATTATATAACCGTCGCTACAGCCAGAAGAATCAAATAAAGTGTACCCTGCTTCATTAGGATCGGGTTGTTTTGTTATTTGTTCTGGTACTTTTGTCCATGTTGTTGCCGCCACTCCTGTTAAAGTCTTACAACCATGGTCATGTAATGGATTATAATCTCCTTCATAACTATGTACTGACCACATTGCATCTACTGACACACTCATTGCTTCTGGATAAAGCTTATTGGTTCCTGTTCTTTCCTTGAAGTAATGTATATATTTATGTCCAAGTTGGCACATCAAATGAGAAAACTTTTTAACTCTATCATCTCTATGATCCATTGTTAATTGTTGTCCTCCTTGTATTTGCCCAACTAAAGTAGGAGCATGTGAAATCCGCCCCTCTTTTTCTACAAGATTATCTAGGTAATGATTTAAATCTGATATCATAAACGCAGGAAGCTCTGCTTCCATTAACCAAAACGCAGGAAGAGTGTGCATTTTTAGGTTTACTTTAATTCCGTCACTCATCTTCGTTTACCCTGTCCTCTGTATTTTTTAAAGCTTCTACGCTTGTGTTTATTTTTAGGACGACTTCTTAAGCTGTGTCCTATGCTTGTTCTTTTCTTCGGGCCTGGCTCATGTGAACTGTATGCCCTATATTTTCTCGCCATAGTTTATTCCTCCATTTGTAAAATTAAAAAACATATTATTAATATCAGTATAGCCTTATCTATTTTGTGTGGCGATGGGTTTAGATTCCACCCCATCATACATCTTTCAGAATCATAGAGAGCGGGTCTTGATCAAACTGTTTTGGTTTTGTTCTCGCCGCTTTTGCTGTTATTCTTTTGCCAGATTTTTCCGCCGCTCGGATATTCTCTCTAGTATTTTTTAAGTATTCTATAATTGTGTTGATACCCTTTTCATTTTCCGCAAGTTCAAGGGGATCCATTTCTAAATATTCAGTAGGAATAATTAGTTCTTCTGTATCATTTGATTGGCTCATTAGTTGTTCCTCTCTCTGGTTCTAGTCTTGAGTCTGGTGCTTCAACAGACATCACCACTACATCTGGCAACGTACGTAATGTACATTCGTAATCATCAGAGTAGTATGTATTAGTAGGCTTGTCATACCTCATACTTTTAATTAGTTTTTTTATTTCTAATTCGGCATCTACTTTATCCTCTGCCATGACAGCCCAGTGTGTAGTGTGCATGTGACTAGTCACAATGTTAAATTTTTTCTTTGGTAAATCAACCATATTTATCTCCTTATATTAATTTATCGAACGCTACTTCAACCCAGAATTCCATGTATGCTATATCAAATAGCAGTTCAAAAGGTTCTAGTATTTTTATTATATCATTTATTAAAGTTATGTCCATAGTTTTTTCTCCTTAGTGTATTGTTTCATCAGGGTCTGGTACAATCTTAACTCCTGTAATTTGTGTAAAGTCAAGAGGGTCAACACCCTTTCCAGCTCTTATCATTTCATCTACTAACGGGCCGATAGTAGATATGTTAGCTACTGAACCTGCAAATATTCTCAAGGCTCCAGATGAACCCATAGATAACATTAGCATACGAAGACTAACTTCTAACATTGCCCCCATTAAAACCCCAGTCTTATATTCCTTTGATAATTCTAAGACCGCAGGTTTTATTTCCTTTACACACTCTTCAAATAGTTTTAAAAATTCTTTATCTTGGATCATCTCTACTCTCCACTATTTCAAAATTAACAGAAGAAGGTTTCTCTTTAGTTTTCTTTATGAAATCTTTGTCAATTTTATTTAATAAATTTCTGGCTCGTCTTAGATCTTCTAGCTTAGTAGCTGATACAATTATGTTTCTATTTCTGTCACTAATTAAATGGTAAGCTTTTGTCATATAGGTTCTCCTGTAGATTCATTTATAAGTTCTAGTTGTTCCGCCTCAAGTGAATGAGTAATGCGTACTCCCTCGTCATCATGTGATATCTTTAAAAGGTTATACTTATTTTCATCCACTTCAAGATTGTCTTTCATTTGTTCTTTAAAGGCTCTGATGTATCTATTGAAACGCATAGCTAAAGCGAATGGTTTCTCATTCTTTATTAATAATGAGGCATTCTCTGTCTCGGTCTCATCTAAATATTTACTAGCCTTTTCCAAAGCGTTTGAGATATCTATCTGTTGGAATAGGTTGTAAGTTTTCGGGTTGTACGCCATTTGCTTCCTCCTGTTTGTATTCATAATCATCTATATCATCATTGATACCACGAGCAGATGTATCATTGTATGCATCTCCACTGTGGTCATCAAATCCGTCCAGAATAAAGTCGCCATCTTCTGCTACCCATTCTGTTTTCTTTTTCTTCTTGTTGTACTTTGTACCTTTGTAGGTATAATTATTTTGAGGCATAGTTAACTCCTATTTTGCTGTGTAAGATGCCGTAAATCCTACGGTTAAAACTACTAGCCATATAATAGCTAGAGGGTTTGGCAATGACATCACGGCTGTCACTATCGTATATAAAAAGAATCCTACAATGCCAAGTCCGTAGAATACTTTACCACATTCTTCCATGCTTCCACTCTTTCATATTGTCCTTAACAATGATGAAACTGTCAGACATTTCTAAATTAACCTCATCAGTATAGACATACATAGTTGCTTTAACGTGTAGTTCTTTACTATCTTTGTCATCTGGAATGAGAGATATCGTTACAGGTTTATACCCTGCTCCTATTTCAAGTCTATCTGTTAGACTCCAAGCGGTAGGGTCAACTTCATATAATTCGCCCTTTATTTTAAAACCTTTCTTCTTTAAAACAACAACAGGAAATATGCCCTCACCATAATCTAATATGTCAAAGTTGGGGGCAGTATGATACTCGCCTAGATATTTCTGTCCATCTAGGAAACCATGTAATCTATGCCCCCTCTTCAGTGTGCCATACACAAATAATTTTTGTTTGTCACCCATTAAGTTCGTATGTATTTTGCTATAAGTTGTTTTAATTTATCTTCCCATATATCTTTCATGTCTTGTGAATTTGAATTGTCTTTTGCGATACGTAAGTTTTTCATTCTTCTTTCCACAGTTACTATGCTTTTATTGTATGGGTGGTCTTCAGCTTTTTTGTAATGCATTTACTTTCTCCATTATTATTTCTAAAACTTTAGGGTTATCTCTGAATACTGCCATTAACATATTTGTTAAAGTGTTTACAACTTGTTCTTCATTATCTTCTTCTTTCAATGCTCCCCCGTCTGCGTTTAAAGAAGATATGTATACACATGCGTGCATGATTTCATGCAATAAAGTATTGGCATAATCAATTCCGTCTACTTCTTTTTGTATCTCTATCTTATTCTCTCTTGAGATGTATTGACCCCAACAATCAGTATTAGATTTACGAAAAGAGGGATCAACTCTTTCTATTTTAACATCAGCAAAGCCAACTTTTATTTGGTCTAACTCTTTGTTTTTATTGATTCTTTTTGACATAGTTATATATCTCTCCTTAAAAAACTAAATTCGTCATTGTGTCTAAAGGAGTATTATACTCTTTTTTTGGCGACGAGTCAATCTTTTTCTTTCTGTCGTCATAAAGTTCTTCGGATATTTTTCGAGGCATAACAAGAACTCTGCGTCTATACATACGAGCAACAACTCCAAATCTTTTAGCATAATTACTATTGATATATCTCTTATTCTCTAAAGCTTTGTTGATATGTCTGCGAAAATAATACACAGGTTTGTTTCTTTCGATAGCCATTCTGCATATGTCTGCTTTACGAGTATAGGTTTCATAGTTAGCTAAATCTCGGCGTTCTTCTCCGTCATCATCTTCCCAATAATCATATTGACGAGGCTCAAAAGGTACTAAATCTGCAATAAGAAATGCTTTAGGTAGATTCATTTGTTTAGCCATGATGTTCATCTTCTGCAATCATATCATTAAGCACAGTCACTTGGGCTTGTCCATACTTGTCAACGAATTGTTGTCGGGCTTCGTCTATTGTTATTACGTCATCATCTATTTCATCAATTAAATGCCAAGAATATTCTTGCATTTCCATTAACCAATTTTTCATTTGTCCCATATTATTTGTCCTCTCTTTCTAGTTTGTATACCTCAACAGGTATTGTTTTTACAATGTTAACAATTTCTGGCATGTCTTTATGTACTAAGTTTGGGTGTGTTGTATTGTCTACATAGCTGTTATTAAAACTCATTAACGCAACCATGATAGCAACTATACCCCATGCCCAAACAATACCAAGTGCAAACCATACAATCATAAATTTTTTGAAGCCTACATTCATAGTAAACCACCAAAATAAGATACAACATATAAGAGTACACCTATAACTATTATTAACATAGTCTTTGCTAGTATATCTTCATTCATATTTTTCTCCTATAAAGTGTGGGAGTAGCAAACTGATCAGCTAACACAGAATAGTGTTTGGCAATCTCGTTGCCCCCCTTAATTCAAACTAACCGAACTATTCGTAATTAGCTTAAGCATATTTTGGAATATGCTAGGGTGTATTGGAGAGGGTAGTAAGAATCGAACTTACTTACATAGAGTTGCAGTCTATTGCATAGCCAATCTGCCATACCCTCTCAAGTGTGGCAAAATAAACACATAAACCTTTGCCACTTCAGTTCTCTTTGGCTCTTATCTCCTGTACGATTTCGACTTTTTTCACTCGACCAAATGTGTTTACTGAATATTGTGAGAACGATTGAGTAGCCATACTCAATTTAAAACTACAATGTCTTACCATTGATGTACCTATTGATAAGGTCAACGAAGGCTTGTACTGTCGTTCTCAATTCCTATTATAACATAATAGAAAATATTTGCAATAGTTTTTTTACACTACTGAACACCGCTGAAACACCGATAGAACACTAGACGTTACGATTTTGGGGTAAGCCACCCCTATATCCCTATAATATACGATCATTATTATATATATATTTACTATATATAGTATATATAAGTTAATATAACATACAAGAGGGTTTGGACACCTAATGTTTTTAAATCGTAGCATATCGTGTTCTTTCGGTGTTCTTTCGGTGTTATGCTTTGACCATGCTATAAATCCATTCAGCTATGCCGATTGGATTTTCTTCACACATCTCCATGATTTCTTCAGGCGTTGCACTTACTAAATCTTCGTCTTTGATTTCAGAATAAATACCAGATTCGTTATAGTATTTTGCATCAATCATTTCTTGAGAAAATGATTCTTGAGTTGTTGGTACTGCTAAATCACTTTGAGATTCTGCATAAGTCCTAGTATTTTTTGGCTTATCATTGTCATAATCCCAATCAACATAAGAGTTATCCCAATCAGTAGTCCACGAAGTTTTACCATAATGACTGCCATAATTTCCATAGTAATTTATAGGTAGTTTCTTGCCTTTCTTGACATCATAATCGTAACCTACACCTCGTTTGATAGAATAGGTATTGGATAACCACCCAACACCAGATACATCTTCACCATTTTGAGGATTGATAATTGTAAATTCTTTGGTGTCGCCATCTAAGAATAACATTTTATCTGAGCCAATGATATCGGATATTAACTCTTGCCAATCTTCATTGTATAAAAGTTTAGGGTTGTTTATTAATTGAGGTTTCAGAAACCATTTAATAAATTGATGAGTGTCAGATTTACCTTTGTCAATCATAGCCGTAGGTAAACTTGCTCCGTTATGCATCACCCATAAATCTTTTCCATGTTCTTTTTTATTGAGAACTTGAAATGGGTGTGATAATGCTTTGGTGGTGTCGCCTTGTGTTGCAAACCTAAAATGAATACCCATAGGAATATTCAATTCTTGATAAGGCACAAATACTTTTTTAACATCATCGAATGTTTTAGGTAAGATTTTGTGTGTGTGTATTTTACCATTGTTGTAAAACATAACACCAAAACCATCGCTATTATTTTCGTAGGCACATTCCATTAAATCTAAATCAAGATTTTTTGGCTTGTCAGTTTGTATAATTAAACACATAGTTTTATCTCCTTTTCAGTTAAGATTAGCCATTAACGACATTGTCAATAGCTCTGTTTAGTTCATTGGTGACACTACGATTTGTATTGCCCCCTTTGATGTAGTCTTTTCTCACTAGCCATTCATTAAAGTATGGGTATTGAGATTTTATTCTCGGGCTGTTAAACCATTTCAAGAATTCTCTATAATGTAGCGAGGACATTTGTAAGCTACATTGTTTTACATATTCAGATAGAGCAAATGAAAATTCCAAACATCTTAATATTCCATGTTTGGTTACGTTGCCTCTAAATATTCTCAATTCAATATGAGTTGAATGAGCAAGATTTACGGCTACATATTTATTATAATCACGTTGCCCTCCGTCTGTTACTTTCTTAGGTGATCGTTTGGCATAACCCTCACTCGATCTTCCACTAATTTTAGTTATAAAATTATGATTCATTTCATCATTTATGAATACTAAAATTTTACCAACTTGGGCATCTGTAAATGATCTTCTGTTAAGGTTGATATGTAGTCCGCAAGTATCAGTATTCCATGCTTTAACATAAGTGTTGCCGTCATTATTTCGCCAATCATTCCAATTAAATAACTTATCTAATTGGTGTCTATGATATGCTAGGGTACATGGGGCGGTTACCATTTCAAAGCCGTTAGATAATGACCCATCACCTTTGAACATACAGTATTCATGGTGAAATAAATTATCAATTTGTAGGGGGAAATCTTCAGGACAATCATTTCTAGCTTCCATTTCAATTTCTAGACCGCTTACTAAAGTTTTACGATTGATAATTGGCTCGTTGGGCATTTTCATTTTGTCTAAATCTTCCATGATGTCATAATCATAACGATATACTCCATCAAATTCTGAATTTTCACATTCATCTGATCTATTGTAATCGTACCATTCATCTGAATCTCGATGTAAATATGTACCTGCATCATCACTATATTCATAGTTTTCGAGACAATTTTCACAAACATAATCGCTATCGTGTACTGTTGTCATGCAATCTTCTGAGTGTGAATCGCCACAATCTGAACAACTATATAACTCGTACATATCGTTTCTGTTTTCGTGATAAAATTCGATCAAGCGATCTAAAAAACGTGTCAATATCCTAGTAGTTGAGTATTGTTTTTCGAAGTAAGGATCTTGCATAAAACTACGTTGTATTGTTGCAAGTCTTTCTATTCTATTTTTTACTATATGAATATCATCTATAAAATCGTTTGCTGTATTATAGGATATATGATTAAAGAATTCATTATGTAATACGTGTTCCTCCATTAGGGAATCATCATTTCTATATAGGGCAAAGGCTCTTGTAAATCCGCCATGTCTCATAAAATTGTTGATTCGATTACTTTCAGATTCAGAAAAGAATCTGTTCTGATACACAACGGCATTTGAT